TCCCTGACGCTAAAGTGCAGTATAAAAACAAAAGTATATTTATGCGTATTCTGGGCGTATTATTATTTTTCAACCCATCTTTTATGACAAAGTTTATTACTGTGATAGGTAATACAATTTATGTGCCTGATGAAAAGTGGGTAGCGCAGAGCCACCTACGTGCTTTGTTTGTTTTTTCGCATGAGTTTGTACACATGTGGTATCGCAGCCTTATTAAGCTGGTGTATAGCTTTGATTTCTTTTCGTTAGGATATGTGGCACTACAAATATGCGGGTTACTTAGCCTTTTTGCATTTTTAGGATTTGTAAATATCTGGTTTTTACTATGTCTTTTGCCAGTTGTACTTTTAGCTCCGTGGCCCTCTCCGTGGCGTACTAAGATTGAAGCTAATGGATATGCAATGACAATGTATATTCGTTCGATTACTATCGATCCTCAGTATAATAAAGAAGAAGGGGCAGAGCTTTTGGCTAATAAACACTTTGCCAGTAAACAGTACTATTGGATGTGTTGGAATAAAGACAAAGCTAAGCAAATGTTATTGGATCGATACGAAACGTTACCGAAAACGCATGGTGCATTTAAAGAGGTACAACAATGGGTAAAGACCCAACTACACTAACACTCTCCCCATCAAAAGTTGATACATTTCATGGATGTAGGCGTCTTTTCAAATATCGCTATGTAGATATGCCGCCTGTTATTTTCGAAGATAACAAGTACTTTCTTATTGGGAATATTGCACACAAGACGTTAGAGAACCTGCATAAAGCGCAAATGACTAATACCCGTATGGACATTTCCAAATACAATTGGAAAAAGGAAATGGGACGGTATTTTAAGCAGGCGGTCCAATCGTATAAAGCTTATGATAAGATAAAGAAAGGTGTAATTACGAACGACGATCTGTATAGTATAAAAGGCATGCTGACTAAATACCTAAAATACCTGAAAAAGAATGATATTCCAAATGTATTTAAGGTTGAAAAGCTCGCCAAAATTATGATTGATCATGTTGTTGTTTGGTTAAAAGCTGATAGGATAGATGATTTAGGGGACAATGCCTATAGAGTGATTGACTATAAATCGGGAAGTCCATCAACCAAAAAAGATGAATTGGCATCTGTGCAAATTCCTTCATACGGTATATGGTTAAGGCAAACAATCGATGATGCAGATGATATTACTGGACAATATCTGTATCTCAAGTACGTAGATTCTAAAAAAGGTGTTCATACGTACCATATATCAGACGAAATGATGGATGAGGCTAAGGAAAAATACTTAGAAGTTGATCGTAAGTTAAAGAATGGCTGTGATTTCATGCAGAATTTCAAGTATAAATATTGTGGATTGTGTGATTTTCGTAAATATTGCGTGGAGGATGAGAACAATGAGCTTTAGTAAACATGGGGTTGCCCCAATTGAATCGATTAAATGCAGTTGTGGTCATGACATCAAAGGACATATTACTGCATGTCCCAGCTGTGGGAAGACATTAGTTCCTGAACATCTGCAGACTACCACGCAAGATACTCCCTCCAAAAAAGAAGAGAAATCAAAAGTTAAATAATTGATTTAGTATTAGTCTATAATATCTCCCGTAGCTTTAGTTGTAAACCTTATACGGGAGAGAACTATGCCGTTTTATAAAACCGCCCAGGCTCCTATCGTTAGTGTCTATGAGTCTTCTGGAAAATTCAATAAATGCGCAGCACAAAACGAGGAGATGACACAGCAAGAGGATGATGCTGTAAAGACTGCTTTAAACATCTTATCAAAAGATGTGCTTAGGGCAGTAGCAAAAGTTTATAATCTATCTGACAATATCAATGATTATATCTTTCCTGTACCCCGTGCAGTGACTGCTGATCAACCAAATAACAATGGTGACAATTTTATGCATGAGGAGCTTACACGGTTCTCATCCAATCATCGTTGTTTAGTTTTCCAGACTTTCCGAAATGACCCACTTCATATAGAGCATGCAGCAGACGACCCAAAGAGTGCGCGTGGCTATATTCCTGATGCCCATTACGTAACAGCTAAGGATGATGATAAGCATGTGCTTACGGTAGTCGCTATGGATACAACTAAAGATTCTCCATTAGCAGAAGGCATGCTAAGTGGCGAAATAGATATGTTTTCAATGGGATGCATTTGTGACCAAGTTAAATGCAGTTATAGTAAGTGCGCTTCTCCAATTGCTAATTCTGATAGAGATCTATGTGACCACTTGAAATGGTACAAGATGTCTACGATTGACGGTGAGCTTATCTATGAGGATTGTTTAGGTGTAGAATATCAGGAGCTATCAGTAGTTGGTAATCCTGCTGATCCTAAAGCTAAGACTCAGGCTCTCCTAAAATATGCTACGCGAAAAGCCGCTATGGGGCAACCTCGTGCAGCGTTTAGTTTACTCTCTAGTTTAGTTAGTGACACTGACCAACACGAAGTAGCCCGATTTTTCAGTACAAATGCGGGTAAGTTGCCAGATGCTATGCTCAGATTAGCTGATAAACTTCTATAAATATAAACTATAAAAAATCTTCTAACAGAAGTTTAATAATTTTCATTATAAATAAGATAATAACTAAATAAGGAGTTTGTCAAATGCATGGTCTTCGTGCCCGCGTAACAAAAAAAGCAAAACGCTTTGTAAAAAAAGCACAAGTACCGCCTGCTGCTCCACTAGCTGGACCACCTGGAGTACCTGCTGCACCTGGGGAAGTACCTGCAGCTCCTAGACCACCAGGCAGACCGCCTGGAGCACCTGGCGCACCTATGGGTGCTCCTCCCGGTGCCCCACCAGGCCCTCCTGGTGCACTTAAGCCTAAAGAGGAAATTGAACAAGACGTAGAAAAAGATATTCGTAATCAAAAGGAAACAGAAAATAAGATTAATGATTTAGATGAAAAGGTTACAGCTATAAGCGATCAAATGGAAGGGCTAACTAAATCTGTAAATAAGCTAGTCAATACTATACAAAAAGATCAAGGTGGCCCTACCGATTTTGAAAAGAAATTTGAAGAAGTTAAAGAAGATGAAGAGGATGACGATGGGTTGTCTTCTTCTGAATTTGGTTTAAGTGATAACGACGATAGCCTTATCGTGAGCAAGGAGGGACACAGGATGTCCAATAAAACAAAATTGAGAAAAGCTCGTAAAGAGCGGATAAACGCTAAGGAACTAACGTACGAACTTAAGGATATGCCTAACAAAAAGTATAAACAACAAGTTCCTGCTCCAACGATTACTAAACTAAAAGATGAACCGGACGATTGGGGTCAGTATAGATTAAAAGCGTCTGATCTAGCGATGGATCTTAACGCAGCTGGCGACGAGTGGGCAGTTGTAAACAAGAATACAGAGCAAATATTCTATAAAATTACACCAACTGCTGACACTGAAGAAGTTTTTTCAACGCGGGAATTTGCAGAAGCGGTAATTAACGATGTTCGCGAGTTGGGGCTTGAGCAAGCTATGGATAAGTATGCAGCTCTCCCTATGGAGTTTTTGAAGAAAAAGAAAGATGACGGTGACGTTTCCGTTGACGACAAGCCTGCATTGGATATGAAGCCAGGTATGAAACCCGGCATGAAACCCGGTATGAAGCCTGGGCTAAAAGATGAAAAGAAAATGCCGCCCTTCATGAAAAAGAAAAAAGAACTAGATACAGATGATCTAGGTGACCCGGCGCTTGATGCACATGGTGCTAAAACCGCACAAGAAGGTGATGAACCTGTTGAAGAGCCTGCCACCGAAGAACCCGTTGTTGATGAACCTGCCGTTGATGAACCTGCGGTAGACGCCGCTGCAGAAGAAGGCGTTGCTGTTGAAGAGCCTGTAGAAGACGTTGCTGTTGAAGAGCCTGTAGAAGACGCTGCAGAAGACACTGCAGTAGAACCAGAAGCTTCTTTGGAAACATCTCCTGAAGCTACAGCATCGATAGCTGATGTCCAGCGTAGATTCACGCGTGCATTTCGTTTAGCGCTTTCTGCCCAGCAGAAAAACCTAACGGATAATCCGCTGAAAGCATCCTGGTATGAAACCCTCAGTGGTTTGGATATTCCTAACTCGGAAAAAATTATTGAGGTTACTTTTGCCCGCGCAGCTGCCGAACATTTTGAAGTTGCGTTGGCTAAAACTGCTGAATACTTGGGTATGAGTGATGAGGCTTTTGTAGAAATGGAAGCTCAGATTGGTGAGCTAAACACAAATCCACCGAAAACCGCAGAAGAAGTAGAAACTGATGCACAGCATATTCGCGCTAACGCGCTTCGCGCTCGTGCATCAAACGCTTCGTTGCCTATATCAACAACAAGCGATGCGGATCAGGCAGATGGCGCTAGCAGGATTGCAAGTGTGCTGCCAAAGCCTAGACTTCACGGGGTAAGCCGATTCGCTAATAAGTAATACACACTTTGTTTTTATATAGAAATTAAAAAGGCTAAACACAGGAGAAAGTACAATGTTAGACAAAAAAAGAGGATATGCGTATGACCGTCCGTTCTATGATGTTGACCAAAATGTGAACATCTATGCGGGCATGGTTGCCTTCCTGGCAACTAATGCAGCTGGCGCAACTGTTGCTACGACCGCAGCTAGCGGAACTGTACCGATTGGTACTTTTTGGAAAGACAGTTCTGTAGCTTACATTCGTACCACAGTCGAAACTGGTACGTTTGCTGCAGCAAACACTATCAATCTAAGCAAGGGTAACGTTGTTGGTACTGGCTTTATTAAAGTTACAAATGCTGCTGGTACAACCGTGTACACTCAGGGTACTGACTACACTGTGTCAACTACAAATGGTGTAGTTACCCGTTTGGGCACAGGGGCAATTGCCGCGCTAGCCAGCGTAGTAATCTGGTACTCCTATACACTGCAGAATGCTCAAGTGTATTGGGATAATGTATCTACCTCGTGGACCCCTATTGGTCAGAACTATGATAGACAGCCTGATGATACTTTGGGTTCTGGAAAAATCACAGTCGCAGAAAGCGATGCAAAGCTCTACACCGATCAATACGATGTAAATCAGACATACGCTTTGAATAATCCACTTTACGCGAATGCTACTAGTCATTGGACCACTGTTGCAGGTTTCACGAGTATATGCGGTCGCGTAGTGAACGTCCCAACTGCGAATGACCCATTCTTAGGAGTACAGCAAATTACGGTAGCTTCATAAGCTAGTGTAACCGGGAGTCTAATCCCAATTTTAACCATTTGTTTAAGGAGGATTTGTTATGAAGTTTAATCCCTACACCAGTAAAACGGCTTCCGGTGTCCAAACGATAGATCGTAAAACCGGAGAACAGTTCAATCCTATGAACGTGGGTAAAGTAGGCAAGTCTGGTAACATGCAGATTTCCGCTTCTGAACACATGTTCAACAACTCAGGTGAAATTAACGCCAGCGGCAATGCAGATGTACTTGGCAAGATCAAACATCTGTTGGATGGTATGGCCGATGGCACATACGATGTTGAGCGCACTGCATCGTATGCAGGCGAAGGAATGAGCGGAGCAGAAAGTGATGCTATACTTCGCGAAGCTTTCTCTGATCCAAGCAGCGAGGGATTCCGCCAGGTTGGTCAAGGCCTATTGAATCCGATCAAAGAGGTAATTGACTATGAGGGCCTCGCCCGAAAAGTCTTTGCCCCACGTACGGTAAAAGCTGGCGAGGTAGTTCGTTACGACAAGGACGTATATATCCGGGGTTGGGTAATTGCCGAAGATGGGCAAACTCCGCAGTCCGTTGTTGAAGGTCGTTACATCTATCCGCCTGAGTTTGAGATCACGGCTTACCCTAGCATCGAGATCAAAGACAAGTATCGTGCGCAGTATGATATTCTTGCTCGTGTACAAGACCGTGCACGTATGAGCATTGAGTATCAGGAAGATTTAGCCCTTATCAATCTGCTACAATCCGGTGCAAATGCAACCAATACTACCACGTTCTTCGCTACATTGAACCTGGCAGCACTGGAAGGTATTCGTTATCAGATTGAACGGCACCGTCTGATCTGTGACAAGTTCATCATCCATCGTCAAGAAGTTAGCGATTTGGTGAACACTCTGTCCCAGCAGGTGGACCCGGTAACCCAGCGTGAGTTGATCATGGCCGGTTATATTGGCACAGTGTTGAATGCTATGATTATAACAACTGCTGGTACGCAGACGTTTGAAATTCTGCAGCCTGGTGAAGTTGTAGCCGTTACAGCTCCTGAGTATCTAGGTGGCATGCCTGTTCGTGTTGAGTTATTCAGCGAGCCGGTAAATGAGTTCATGGAAGGTCGCCCACGCCAGGGTTGGTTCTGGTACGAGTTGATTTCCCAGGTGCTCGTGAATCCTGCCGGTGTTGCTCAAGGCACCAAGGTTTAACGAGTAACTGTTTATTAGTAGCTAACATGTAGCCATCTGGGAGGTTACTCCCAGATGGTCTACTTGTATTAACCACTTATAGAAGGAGGATCGAAATGAAGTTTGACAAAGAAGCCGCACAGGAGCAATTAGACAAGGCGTCTGATGAACTGGAAAAAGCAGGCTTTGCTGACTTGGCCGAACATGTTGATTACTATAGTGATCGGTTAATGAAGGCAAGTGTTCATGAAGTTCCGCTAGTCAAACGGGCACTTCATCGAATCCAACAAGAAGCTAAAATTAGATTACAGGAAGTAAGCGGTGCTAAACCGTCAACAAAGGCTGACAAAGCATCAACAGCTACGCTTAAAGCACGTAGGTCAGCAGACGCACGTAAAGCTACGCTAAAAAGGCGACTAAAGACTATGGTAGCTAAGCGTAAACAGGCCGCTGAGAGACTGGAAGCTTTGCGTGATAAACGAAAAGGTCGTGGACGTACTACGCGACGGAGTGACAGAAAGCGTCGTTTGTCAAAAAAGTCTAAATAATATAGATTAAGATTAGCTTATAACAAAGGCATGCTCAGTTGCATGTCTTTTTTTATGTATAAACTAAACTTATACAATTTTTTGTAACAGTACTTAAGTTTTTTGCAGGTAATATAATAGAATAGTGGAAATTGTGCAGTGATTCATAGTGGATTATTGTAACAGTACGAAACGAAAAGGAGAAAGCTATGGCTACAATGAAGGAGAAGAAACAAGTGAAATCAGCGCGAGCACGGAGATTAACCCTACAGAACCTTATCGCAGAAGGTGATGAGATTTGGGTAATAAACAGGTCCGGTGAACTCACAGGTAGAGAAGCGGGCAACATAGTACTTCAGGTAGGATCGGGCAACATGATCGATACGGTTGTTATCCCTCCAGGAAAAGATCCGGTTTGTTTGACAGACCAAGTTACCCCGAAGCTTCTAGCTGATTGCATGGATTTGTTTAAACTGGTTCGGTCGGATGCGTTAGAGCTACAAGACCCTGAAAACGCCGAAGCATATTACGAAACCAACCAATCACGTAAGTCTGTTGTAGAAGACAAAATCAATAAGTTTATCAAAATGAAACCTGAAGATGTTGTAGTGAAAAAGGCGTCATCTGCAAACGTCGAGATCAATCCTAAGATTGGTGATATCTGCCTAAAAGCTAAACATGCTGCAATATCTGAGCATGAGGCACTTGAGCGATTGATAGAGCAGGAATCCGTTCTGAAATTAGATGATTTCAATTATTTAATGATGAATGGTGTGTATAACGGCGTCAAGCGTTGGGCTAAAACTCAGCAGAATAAGCTTTTGCAGGTTGAAATGGAAGAGCTAGAAAAAGAAGATCCGGTAGAAGCAGCACTGAGTAAGTAATATTTGCATGGAAGGGGCTGTGTTCAGCCCCTTCCTATTTGAAAAGAGGAGTTTATAATGCCATTGCTTACCGCTGAAAAGCATCAATGGACTAAACAGCCACCTTATAATTTCTATCATTTTCCTGATGAACACCGTGCTGGCTGGGCAGTTTTCTGGGAAGAAATGGATGGCGACTTAGACAAAATACTAGCGTTTGCAAAGAAGGCTGACATTGAATGCCCAAACGAGTGGTATGAAAGTCTTCATCGTTTTTTATTTCTTACGTTCGCTGGCAATGTAAAGTTGCTTAAAAGCGGAGCAGATACATCTTTTGGTACTTTTATTCAAAAAGTAAGAGATAACCATTTTAATAATCCTAAGAATAAACAATGGTATACGGTCAGAGGCGTCACTCAAAATAACTTTGTTGCTATGTTAGAGCGGGCTGCGGAAATCAAGGATGTACGCCAGGTAGTTGCGTTTGTGAACGCTCGTGTGAAAGACCTTGGCTTTTTTCTTTATAGTGAGTTTTTGCTATCAAAAACTAAAGGTAAAAGTGAAATAAAAAGCGTTGCATCCAATCTGAATAAAAAGGCCTATAAGTTAGAATGTGAAGCGCTAGGCTGCTCACCGCTTGCACCCCTAACAACTGGCAATATTATACGGCATAGTTTATTCCCAGAAGATGAATTTGAAATTACAGAAATCGTAAAAGACGATAATGAAATAAAACTACTTGTCACAAAAGATACAGGTGGTCATGTAGCGTTCATTGCCGATCTTTGGAATGTACAAAACTAATAGTGTAAACGAAAACGAAACGTAGGACATAATGGAAAATAATCATTTAGTTACTAATGACCTTAGTCTTACAGCTTATCTGGTTATGCGAGGTTGTGAATTACTTACGTTCAAGCGGTTAGGAAAAACGTTTAAATTTATAGTGGATCTACATGATTATAGGAGTAATAAACTTCAAGCAGACTTTATAAACTCAGAAGCACGTAGGTTTGATTCGGCAGTGCGTGATATAAAAAAGATCTTATACAGTGGGGATTAGCATGGCTAAAAAGGTAAAAGCATATGAACTTGACAGCGTGCTTGAAATGCTTGGACCGATACACGAAAAAACAGATGATATAGCAAAACGCTTAGAAGCTATTTATAGCTTAGGGACTGCATTGGAAGACCGCGAAGTTGACGAACTTGGTGAGATTCTAGAATCAGTATCTGATGTATTAGATGATTTCCATTACTCCCTTAGCAGCTATATGGCAGGAACGGGTATAGAGGTTGAACCAGAAGACCCCGAATTAGCAGAGCAAAAAGAATTTAGTGGAATAGAACAATTCCTAGAAGAAAAGTTTGAATGGGGAGATGAAGAAGAGGAAGAGGACGCAGAAGAAGGTGATGAAGAGTTAGAAGCTTTACTAGATGCAGAAGAACAAGAGTATGAAGAATATTATAAAGACCTTTTATAACGGGGAATAACAGTGCCGCTATCTTTTACAGATTTTGATGTATTGCAAACTGGAACAACTGAATTACTTACAATGTTTGTACATGATCCGAAAACCGAGGATCTTGTAGACGTTATAGGCACAAGTACGTTTAATCTAGTCGATATAAACGATGATTCAGTAAAGTATACGACAACGTTTTCAACGGATGGCGGGACTGGCATTCTCCATCCTTCCACAGGTGTTTATCAATTTTCGCTTAATACAGCTACGTATTCAGCTGAATACATTGCTTCGTGGCGTTGTACATTAGACGGCGATATAGTTACTAATAAAATATTTGTAAAGAATGTACCTGCTAAGATGTTTGCACGAGCAGCTGCACTGCGGGTACAAGTAGATAAAGCACGCAAATCGGTTTCTGATGATATTGACAACATGGATAAATCTGCATTTGAGCCTGCAGTCCAGTTGTTTTATGGTTATGCAGATAAACATCTTATCTATTACCTAGAGCGTGGTGCGCAATACGTAAATATTTTTCCTCCCTACACGGCATTTAGTCCAATTACGTTTCCATGGGCACAGTACGGGATGATCCTTACAGATGCTGCAGTAATTGCCGCGTTAGAATCGCAAGGTATTTTTGCAATAGATACAGATTATGACTATGCACTTGGTGGGAATAGGTTAGTTATAGATCATTTCACAAAAATATCTGGACTACTTAGTACGTTAATTTCTAGATTCGACACAAACGTAATGAAGTTCAAACAGCAGTTCCGGTCCAAGGGAATGGTTATGTTTCAATGGATGCCTGGTGGTGTTCGTGCTGCTAGGCAGTTATCTGCTATGCCAAGTGGCTTCTGGAGTAGAATGTTAAGCTCCGCGTTTGTTTAATATTTTCCTTCGGTGAAACATGACAACTACATCATTAGAATTAACCTCATTTATAGATAAAGAGCTGACGTTTGATGGCAGCTCAGTGGATTTTCCAAAGTCTAATATAGATACAACCTTGGAATTAGCATCTGAGATAGATACAACTTTGGAATTAACATCTGAGATAGATGAAACATAGGATAATCTTATGGCTAAAAAGTTCTATGTAGATACAGTGGGTGTACCAATTTTAGTGGATACAGGAATTGATATATCTACAGCTACAGCATTGACGTTATTGGTAAAAAAGCCATCCGGTAAAGAGACTGAATGGGCTGGAATACTTGGCCCAGCTAATGCGTTTGGTGTTCAAACTATTATTCAATACACAGTAATTGCCGGTGATTGGGATGAAGCAGGTTGGTGGGATTTACAATCCTATGTAGTTATGCCAGATTTTTCGGGGCCAGGGCATACCGTAAAATTCAGACTATATCCTAATTTTCAATAGGAATGTGAATGAGTAATTCTTCTAATGTTGTTTACATAGGTGCTGCATACAATACCCATGGAAAGCGCGGGCATGTAATATACAAATGCCCGGTGTGTGGTAGCATGTTTAAACGGGCTTTGTCATACCATAAAAGCCGGAAGGGGTGGCATTTTTGCTCTAATAAATGCTTAAATTATTACCGTATTTACAATGCTACCCATAACTATAATAATAGTTTTTTGGATAAAGATACAGAGTTCAGGTCGTATTTTCTTGGGCTGTTTACCGCTGATGGGCATCTTTCTAAAGATAAAGTATTTACGATCTCTTTAACCGATAAGCAACTGATAGAGGATATTGTTAAAGTAATTAACTATAAAAATGAAATAAAGGTTATTGATCGCAATGGTAAAAATCGAAAACTACAGTATAAAATAGCCCTTTGTGGAACGATTCCAATAAGATTGCATAAGTTTGGATTTCCGTATGGAAAGAAAACCGGTAAAGAATTCATCCCAAAATGTATTTCAAATGATACATTTCCACACTTTTTGCGTGGGTTGATTGATGGGGATGGTAGTTTTTTTGTGCACTATAGTCAAGGAAAGGGGTTATTAAATTGTAAGATTTTTAGTGCGAGTAAATTTCTATTAGATAGTGTGTTTGAAAGGCTGAGAAGTAATAAAATTGTATTGGGTGGAAGCGTTTCTTGCAGATATAGAAAAACTAATTTGTATACTTTATTATTTGGGCAAAATGACTCTAGACGGATTGGTAATTATATATATGATAGTGCTACTATTTTATTACATCGCAAGTATACTAGTTGGAAAGATAACGCGAATATTCCAGTTAGATCTGATATTCAAAAAAATAGGATTTGTAGCATAGTGGGCTGTACAAATGCTAGCAGATCTACAGGGTTATGCATACAACATTACGCAGAAAAATACAGAAATAAAAATAGATTGGTGGGATAAATGCCTTTTTGGAAACCCACATATAAAGTAAGAAGAGTCACTAGAGCGCTTAGTTTTGCTGTTAGGCAGAACAGTGAATTGTTAAATCATGGTGGCGAAGCGTGCTATTTGCTGAAAAGGTTATCTCGGTTAAACACTACATTCCAGTTGGAATCAAGAAAAGTAAGTACTCTTACAGAAACTGCTAGCTCCCATGCATATAGTATAGACCCCGATACTGGAATGCTTAGATATTGTATGTGGGCTGCATCTACTGATGATGTTTCTACATACCCGGATATCGGTACAATGACCGTAACTGTTCAGGCATCGGGCGGTACTGATGTTTGGGAAGCTGCAGTAGACAAGTATACGTTTATTTCTGATAGGCAAGAATACGCTAGTGATATCTTTCAAGATGAAATAGACAGTGATGGTGTTGCTATAACGGACGCAGTTTATGTTGTATTTAATACACCACCGTTTACAGCTGACAATACAGTTTATTTTACATTTGGGAATATAAACCCGCTTACTAATTTTAATGCAATGCAGCCGGTACGCGACAATCAGGAGGGTTACCAACGAAGTTTATTTGGGTTTGAGCAATGGATGAATCCGTTTCCGAAGATCAGGAAAAAGCATGCTCCAAATTCTTTTTTATTAGCATTTCCTGGGATCAAGTCTGACTTTACAATTACTGAAGGTGGTTTGCTTAGGGAAACGCGTGGAGATTTTTGGACAGTCCCACCACCCTATAGCCCTGCGTTAGTTGAGCATGATGTTGTAATAAGGGAAGCAACCAGTCAAAGGTTTCAAGTAGTTGATTTTACACCTATTTATATAGAAGATATATTAGTTTCTCAACATTTTGATATGGTAGAATTGGACCCTAGAAGTTCAGTCTATAATGTTGCGTATGAGACAGGATTGTAACGATGGCGCTCACTATGTGGTATCGCGGAGTTAGGTTTATTAAAGATTTCATGTGTCAATACTTGAACTATATCTTTATTGCTAATCAAAAGGGAAGTTTAGTTTTTACAGATGGAACAAAAGAAATAAAATTTTCTGCTACACCACTAGCTATGAAAAGAGCTTCATGGGACGCACGGGTGTTGCCTACGATTCTTATTGGTAAGGTAACGGGTGGTTTACAATATGTTACGTTTGCTAAGGATTTGCTAGATTCAGCTAGAGTAGGCGATACAGAGCAAACATATAGATGGGGTGGTGATTTTGATGTTATAGTAAACTTTACTGTTAGGGCTACTACTATAGAAGAACGTGATAATTTAGCAGATATTACGGGTATTTACCTGGCACACCCAGATGCTAAAGATTACTTTTTACGGCAAGGGCTACGTTTACCAGAAGCTCCTAAATTAGGTGCTGAAATAGATACTAAAGAAACTGCTATTGATCACCCTATTTTTGACAGGGAAATGAGTATGAGAGTCATTAGCCGTTGGCAAGAAGAAAGGGCTATAGAAGAGCGCTTGCTTAGTATTCTGGTTGATGTAATTACTTATACAGATTATGACCCAGATACCGGAAGAGTAACTATTATTGAGTAAACAGGAGTTAAATTTAACTGTAGCCTTTATGCTATTGTACTGTTTAGCTTGTTTGGATTAACCATGGAGAAAAATCAATGGCACTGAGAATACCTGGAATCATTGTTAGAACAATAAATGATGCGGGGATTATTGCTCCTCCACTTTTTCAACGATACCCAGTGTATATAGGTGAAGGTGATCCCTACCGCTTGATAACTGATACAAAACTTACACGGGGTGCAGGTAATACTGATGCACTTCCAACACCTACAACTGTAAATGAAATTGTGAGTGTTGGCGATTTGCCTGGGATTGCTAGCTATGTGGCTGCTGCTGACTATAGCTTGATAGGCAATACAATTAGTTGGGCTGGTGCTGCCGATGCTCCTACTGCAGCTGATTCCTATTATGTAACCTATACTGATACACGCCCTGCATCTGCGTATACTCCTATGCTCTATCTGAATGAGAACCTTATTTACGCAGATCATGGAAATGGTACGAGAATAGATGGAACAATTAATGATGTTGCGGTTGCTGGCTCATTGGGATTAAATGCAGGCGCTCTAGGGGTTATTATCGCTCAGTTAAATCTAAGCGGGGCGGTAGATCCAGATAATCCAACTAATGCAGAACTTGAAACTGCATTTATTGCAATGCGTGACGAGTTAGACAAGATTACTGATTCTAAACTATTCCTAAATCCACTGTCTTCAGGCACATTAAATACTACAACTGCTGCAAACATTTTCTTTAATCATGCTGTATTGGCTTCTCAGCCAGCTAATAAACAAGAACGTACAGTGATTGCATCACTTCCACAAGCTACAACATATCAAGCTTCTGCTACGTTCGCTCAGAGCTACGCGCATGAGCGTATGGTAGCTCCTATGACTCCGGGCGCACTAAGTAGGGTTGTAGGCTATACAGGCGCGTATGACACACGGTTCTACGCAGCTGCATTAGCTGGAAAGCTCTGTTCAGTCCCAATCGGCATAGAAATTTCGGATGAAATTATTCCTAATGTAACATTTGATGATAATTTTACGCCAGAAGAACTAACTTATCTGGTACAGCGCGGTGTGTCTCCTGCTAAAATTACCGGTGAGATTGTTCGCAATGTAATGGCAATTACTACTGAGACAACAGATGCACTTACAGAGTCGCTTGGCGTACAAGACGTAAAAGACTATGTGAAAAAATATTGGCGAGAAGGTCTTTGGACTGCGTTTAGGAACGCACCAATAACACAAACATTAGTCGGGCAGGTACATGCCGCGTCAGTAAACATTTTGAATTCATTAGTAGGAGATGCTATTATATCTGAATATAAAGCTATCTCAGTAGCACAAGACGGCACAGAACCGCGCAAATTAAACATTACTGGAAAGATCAAACCTGCGTTTGGTTTGCAGTGGATGGATGTAACATTTACGTTTGTATTATCCTTTGCTGCATAAGAGGTGAATTATGCCTTATCCTTACGATGCATTGCCTAATACCCAGCATAGTGTATTTTACTCATATGCTATTACCGTTGGTGCTGGTAAACAAATAGGCTCTTTTGAGAAATTCTCGTCTACATTCTCCAGAACAGCAGAGCGTATCCGTGAAGTTTACTTTTCACGCGGTGCTCAGACCAAAGAGATTGTGTGGGCTGGTACGGACATCCAGGTGAGCATTGATCATGTCGAGCTATATCAGACATCGATTCTTCAGGCTCTAGGATTTCAAATATACACAATTGAGGATTTGAATCAGACACTTCATATTCATGAATTTATGTTTATTCCTAATAATCCAGTACAATCTGCAAATACAGAAACTCCAGAGGCTAACAGCGAATATCGTTTGATTACTTATGAAGATTGTGTGGCGACTGCTGCGAACAAAGAAGTAAATATGGGAACGGCTAAGGTAGTTGAGTCTATGACGTTTGAATGCCGTACCGTGACTGGACAAAATTTACCGGTACCACCATAACATTTAGTATTGTAGTTTATCGAAACGAAAAGGACGAAAAAGTTATGACATTAAAACCTGAATCCGCTAAAGAAATCACAAATGTACCTGTCCAAGACATTGGACAAATAGAGCATAACGCTGAATTTTATGCTTTTGAACAGCTGTTCTTTATGGGCTATGCTGAATCTGCGCCAATTACAATTTATAAAGATGATAAACACGAATTTATTGTTAAGTTTAGGACACTAACTCCTAATGAGCTACGTGATGTTATCGAAGCTGCTCATAGATTTACTACGGTTGGTGCACAAGCTATTACTGAAAAATTGGAAACATTAGCAAGAGTTATCGTTACAATTAACCATACGCCATTAGTACTTACGCAAAAAGAACAACAAGAATATTATGAGAAACATAAAGAACATCCAGCATCGTTAACTATGGCACGCATTATTTTGCATGATAAGATAAAATCAATGGAAATCATTGATATTATGTATGATAAATATATGGATTTTCAAATGAAAATAAATGAAATGTTTGAAGACGCAAAAAAAAAATAGAAGAAGATAGCGTATTTAACCTTAATATAGACATAATGACTCATTTTAGAGTTCTTCCTACCGATCCACGCTTTCAGTCCTTAAACTTTTTTCAGAAAATTATGCTAGTATCCGCTTTACGAAAGGATTTTAGTTATAAATTAGAAATTGGTAAAAATATATTTGATAAGGCTTTATTGTATATAAACCCTGAAATATGGCTTAAAGAAAAAGAAGTTGCAGGAGAAGCGCCAGTAGGTAAATATGACAAATCTAATGCTGAATTTAAGCAGATACAAACTTATGGAAGGGCAACTGGGTTAATGCCAGAAGATACTATGATAGCTAAGGCAATAAAACAAGCGGCGACTATCAAAACGCAACTTTCTTCTAAAGATAGAGTAGTTTTACGTGGAGAACTTGATAATATTCAAGAATTCAGCGGTGCGGATCTTCCAGCGCACCCTGCTGACTCTGATGAACTAGGATAATATAATGGCAGATACATTGAACTCAGATGAAATGAGCAAGCTAGAAGCGTCTATGTCACAGATGGCTGGTAGTTCTGCGTCTATTGCCGATACAATGCAGGGGATGCAAGAAAACACTGCAGGGTTAAATGACTATATGTCAGCGGTTAATGAATCTGCAAATAGTTTTGATTCTATTTCCAAAGAAATTTTAACAAGTATAAACTCTATGGTGCTGGGACTAGATGATGTTGCAAGGGGGGTAACTGATGTAACGACTGCAATGAAGAAGTCTAATATAGAAGGAAAAAAATCATTAGATATAGCTGGAAAAAAAGTTAAGATATATAAAAGGCTATCCGGTATTATAGGCAAAACAGCTAAAAAAGGAGCAAGTTTTACTACAAGTACCGTTGCACAGGTCACTGGATTGAGTCTTAGTTTAGGTGGTATTGTTACGCTACTATTAAAAGCAGCTAATAATATGCGTATGGTTAGTGCAATGACCCGTCAAGCATCTGCGCATTTCGCTGGCGGTATAAAAGAAATAGGATCAGCTAGATCAGCTGTAATGCAGCTTCGCGGGGGGTTTGCAGCTACGTATGAGGAAGCGGGCAAAGTTGTAGGCGCTTTAGCCCAAATGGGGATGAGTGCAAAAGAGATTGAGGGCACACATTTCAAAAGGAAAGCTTGGACAGGCGATCCTAAAATGACTGCTGACCTAAAACACTACATTACTACAGAAATGAATGCAAAGAGGGATATGGAAACCCAACTAGATAGAATGACTAAAAACCAGGAAACTGGGACAAAGGAGGAATACGCACATTATAAAGGCTTATATAAAGAGCGGGAAGGTGACGCCAAAACCGCTGCAAAGTATCAGCTAGAAGAGGCGAAAAAGCAGGAAAGTGCATTTGAAGCGGCAGAAGCCAAAAGAGCAAAAGGATTTAAAACTACATATGGTGCTGCGCAAGAATTATACGCCCTTGAAAAGCAGTTTGGAGTAAGCGTACAGCAGAGTCGCATGTTTGTTAAGATGCTGGAACAGGATTA